CACGCCGAAGTAGTCGTAAACGTTCTTCTGGATGAACTTCATCTGATCAGCGTCAATGGTGTAGGCCGAGCTCTTGATCTGCTGGATGTCGCTGTAGGTGTTCGGGAACAGTAAGATGCCCGAATCGCCGCCCTGCATGTTCTCTTCCGTGAACCTTTTCCGTTCCTTGGCGAGGTCGCTAGGCTTGGTGAAGTTGTTAACGCGGGCGATGTACTTATAGCTGGTACTGTCCTTGACCGCGTTCTCAATGCCCTGATTCTGCACGCTGATCAGGCTCATCGTGTCCTTCAGCGCGCTGTTGGTCTCGCCGAAGACTTCGCTGCGATACTGGAACTTTGTCATGATGCCGATGTTCCTCAGCTCGTCCGCGCCCTGAGTGCCGTCCGCGAAATGGAAACGTACCCACGGAACGCCGTCGCACTCGACAAGTTCGTAGGAGCTCGGCAACACGGTCATGATGCCGGTCGGTTCCATGTAGCGGTTGTAAACGTAAACGATGAACGCTGTGTTCTGCATGTCGAGGATCGTACACAGTCTGTAAAGGAACTGCGACCATGTCTGGAGCTCATTCGGACCGGCGGACAGTTTGGTCTGCAGCTTTCTCTGCGCAGAGCCGTTGATATTGACCTGCAGTTTCGATACGTGGCGCGCTCTGGCATCGATCGCCGAGCGGACCAGTTCGGATTCGTACAGCTTTCCGCTCCAGGTGCGATAGACCGGCGCGTATGCTGTCAGCGTTTTGAAGTATCCGTCGACCGGAAGCTCCTGCTGTTTCTTCGACGGAAACAGCCAATCAAAAAATCCCATATCAGTCTCCTTCGTTTCGTAATTGTTCGCCGATCTCTGCGTAATATTTGCTGCGAACTGTCAAAGCATCAATCAAGCTGGCGACACCGTCGATGTGTGCGTTGGCGCTCAGTTTGACAAGTTTTCCGCGGCCACGCTCGATGTTCATCTTGATCGCGCAGTCGAGCATGTGGATCTTCATCAGATCGTTGTCTCCGATCCGGATCATTCCGTCCTTCAGCATGCCTTCAAACGTCTTCAGGATCGGATAAAGCTGCTCGCCCTGGTAAACGTCATCGCAGTGAAATCCGAAGAGCTCAAGCTCTTTGATCAAATACTGAGCGCTGTAGCGATCGAATCCGATCCACTGAGGATAGAGGTCGTACTTCTCGACGAGATCCTTAAACCAGTTGAAACAGTCGTGGTAATCTATGAAATTATCCCCGCTTGGCGTAAGGATTCCGCGCTGGATGTAGGAATTGTAGGGAAGGCCATCGCGGGCAGTTGCCTCATCTATGCGTTCAGATGGCAGGAAAAACTGTGTGAACACATTCAGGATGCCGTCCTTCTCAATGACACATGTGCATGCGGAAAGGTCCGTCGTCTGGCTAAGATCGAGGCCACAAAGGCAGTAACAGCCCCGGAAGTCTTCCAGATCCATGTGTGGGCCGTATGCCTTTTCGACGTCCTGGGAAGACAGCCAGGCGGTAGAGCTGTTCTGCTTGAGGTTGCAGTATTTGACAATGAACTCCGCCTTCTTCGACAGAGATCCTTCTGCGACCTTGATCTCCTCGATCAGGTAGTCGACAGAGACCGACACTCCTAAGTTCGGGTTACTCTTCCGCAGCTCGTTTATGTCGTTCCATTTGTCAATGTCATCGATCATGTACAGGAACGGCAGCAGACGGGTTTCTTTCGATTCGCCGAGCAAGAACCGCGTGGATCTCTTCATCAGCTCGTCGTAGATACTGTCGTTGACGTAGCCGGACGTGGTGCAGGCAACGATCAGAGAATCCGGTCTCGCACCCATCGCCGAGCGCATGACTTCGTATGCTTTGAGACCTTTGTCGCCGGACCAGCTGGCGATCTCATCACAGATCGTGATCGAAGGGTTGTAGCCGTTCATGTCACGGCTCATGTAGGAGATCTTCTTGACGGTATTGTTCGCGCCTGGAATGCACAGATCCGACTGTCTGTGTCTGGCCAGCATTGAATCATCCACGACTTTGCGGTGCTGTGTGTCCTTGACCTGCGACTTCTCCTTGAGGTCGCGCCATTCCGGATCTAACTGCACCATGTTCCAGATGCCGTTGTAGATGATGTCGGACTGGTCGACCTTTGGAGCGACACAGAAGACACGAGCGCCGTAATCAGTCGTGCGCCATACGTGGCTGGCGATACTGCCGGCAAGCATCGACTTGCCGTTTTTTCTCGCGACCAATAAGAGGATCTCGCGATGCTGCGGATTCCCTTCTGCGTTCACGATGCCAAACATCGCCGACAGCAGAGCCTTCTGCCAGACCTCCAGCTTCAGCTCATGAGGCGCAAGCGGTCCCTCGGTGTGAAAACAGTGGTGTTCAACCCAGTCAATGGCATCATTAGCCTTCTTCACGTCAAAGAAAAAGGCCTTCTCCTGAAGACCTTTGACCAGGTACTCATAAACAAGCTCGATCCACTTGCCTACGCAGTAGGTTCCGTTCTTGATTCCCTGATAGTACGTGTAAATCCAGTTATCTTTTGCCATTTCCTCGCTTGTCATCGGTTACTTTAAGCCACGCGCGCGAACTTTTGTCTGAGAAGAGTCCACCCGCCGGTCTCCTAGGCCCTTTATCGTTAGTCGACATGAGGGGGCACGCGCAGAGTTCAAAAACGAATTTTTACTTTTCCGTACTCGTCCACCTCATAACGTTTGTAATTCACGCCGAAGTGTTCCTCGTTGTGGTGCCTTTTACAAAGCGCCTCTAAGTTATCGAAGTTCAGCGTGATGTTCGGATCGTTGATCGATTCCTCGTCGATGTACACCTTGTGGTGAACAATGACAGCAGGCTCGATAATACCCTCCTTCAGGCATCGCTCACACAGTCCGCCTACCTTCTTGAGGTACGCAGATCTGCAGGCCTGCCATGCCTTGCCCTTATAGAAACGTTCCGCGTATTTCTTCATGGTCAATAAAAAGGTCCGGGCCCGTAAGACAAGAAAGGAGGTATATGGATGAAATGAATCGCTTCTGCTGGAAAGGAAAAGAAACAGCACCGAGCCCGGATCTCTCAAAGAAAAAAGGACCGGTCTCTTCTTCCGATCCTTTCTTTGGATACTAACATTATTCGGCATTATTTCGGGAAGTGCGGGACAGATTTAGTCTTCTTCCTTCCTATCCGCTTCAGAACAGAAAGCATTCTCTTCTGTTCCTGTAAAGAACACATAGCAGTATAGACCGTTGTGATCGTGCCCAGCATGTGCGCAATCCTTGCACCTGATCAGTTCCCCATGCGGTTTGAAGCTGACGTCTCCGGCTCCGGTGAACTCGATGACGCAGCTGAGGTCCAGATCTGTCTGCACGATAAACTCTTTCATTCTTCTTTCCTCTCTGCCAAAACCTCAAGGATTTTTTCTTTCAGATTAAAGTCGATATGACCGATTGTGACATATTCTCTTTCCGGGTTTTTATCGTTTAATCCGCACCATTTATGCCTTTCTCCACGGTAATCAATGCATGTTCCATTGCCGATATATACCGTTGCATAGCAAGGGTTGAGGTCACCGCAGTATTCTTTCGATACCCACGGATTGATGATTACATCTCCCTTTTTCCTGTTCATTCTTCTTTCCTTTCCGCTCTGCTGCAGAAGTCGTTTAGCATTACTGAATGGGTGTTCCAGTATCTGCATGAGCCTTCCCATTCTCCTACAGCTATCTCTCTGTTGCAGTGTTTGCAATCCTTGCACCTTATGACTTGCACAAGGTCTGGATCTGGATAAATCAGCCCTGCTTCTTCAAGCACCTTTCTGGTCATTCTATTGTGCATCCGTTTCCTCCTTCTCTGTCCACCGCTTCAGTCTGTTGTACGGTGTCTTCCTGTCCACGTCCAGCCGATAGATCTTGTCTGCGATCTGGTCCCATGTCAGCAGCTTGCTCACCCGCCAGTAAATGATCGCCCGGATCTCATCGTCCTCTATGGTCTCGGCCATTTCCCAGAACAGCTTCTGTTGCTGATTGAGATCCGCAAGCTGTTCCTCCAGGCGTTCAAGATTGCGGAAGTGTTGCTCCACCGGACTGGATGGCAGCGAGCTCCCGCCTCCGGTCATGTATTGAATCTCTCCGTTCACTGTGATGGCCTTTGTGTGGCTCTGCAGCGGGTTCTTCCTCAGCAGATCAATCTCTTGCAGAAGTCTTCGGATCTGAACCTGTCTGTTGTGTGCTCTCCCGATGTCCTCGATCGTCACGTTCTCCTCCTAGTCCCCTGCGCTTTTCTGATATGATCTGCACCGCCATCTGAAGACCTTCATAGATCCCTTCAGCTTTCGCAGCCTGTAGTTTCTTGTCTGCTAAACGGAACTCACCTGATTCCTCCCAGTTCTTCGAGGCAAGCAGCGCGATCTCGTTCTGCAGCGACATCAGCATTCCGTAAACGTCTTCCTTACTCATCCATGCACAGCTTCCTCCAGCGCGCTGATGTGCTTCTCGCTTAATTTTAGCCCCATTACTTCGATATTAGCGAGTTGGTCGGTATATTCTTCGTCCGTGATCTTTCCGAGCGTGTGTTCGCTTTCTGCGACACTCCTCATCAGCTGCAGCAGATTGATGTCGTGCTCGCTGATCGGTGCGATCTTCGGCTCGGCTTTTGGTTTCTTCTTGAACCAGTTCATCATGTTCTCTCCTTAAAGCGTTTCAGTGTGTCGCTTGTTCTGACTTTCTCGACCTTGACGTTGACCTCGTCCATGCCATAGAGGAAGCCCCAGACGTCAATGTGTGTGCTCCCGCAGTTCGGACAGCATGGCGTTCCGTTCGGCTTGACGTCCAGATCACGTTCGTCCTTGACCACGTAGTCGCAATCGTCACAGATGTAACGGTATCTCATCGCTGACCTCCTCAATAGAACGGCAGATCATCGGGCTGGATGTCCATGCTGTTCGCGATGGTGTCGGCTCTGGGCTTCGTCTTGCCTCTGTTTTGCTCAAAATCGCCCATGTTGCTTAGATATTCGTCGGATTCGGACTGGCTCGCCTTCTTCGGTGTCAGCTGGACATTGTTCGCGGTGACTTCGGTGACGTAGACCTTTTTGCCGTCCTTGTCCTCGTAGTCCCTGGTGCTGATCCGTCCTTCGACCAGAACGGTGTCGCCCTTATGGCCGTATTGCGCCAAGTAGTCGGCGCTCTGCTGCCATGCGACGCAGCTGATGAAGTCCGCGCCCGGTTCCGGGTTGTTCCTGGTCTTCATGCGGTCACAGGCCACGGAGAAGCTCACGACATGGGTCCCGCTCTGGGTCTCTTTTGGTTCCGGGTCTCGGGTCAGTCTGCCGATCAGTGTGACTTTGTTCAGGTTCATCTCTTCCTTCCTCCTTCCGGATCTGAATAGGCTGCTTCACTCTTCAGCCTCTGCTGTTCCTTCTGCTTCCGCCGGTTGATGACGTTCAGAACGGTCTGTGGACTGCACCCGACCTTCTTCGCGATCGCGGACAGTGTGTACCCCTGGGCCCGCCAGTAGTGGATCTTCTCATCGCGGTCCATCGCTTCTTCCTTGACGTCCAGAGGTGTGTCGAAGTCATCCAGGCGGACCTTCTTCCGTTTCGGTTTGGGTTCTTCCTTCGGTTCCTCTTCGCCGGAACGAACCGGCGCTTCGTTTAAACGCATCGGAACTTCGTCGGCGATCGGTTCCTTGATGATGTCCAGAGCCGCTTTGTCGATCTTCGGCTGTTCGGGTGTTTCGTACTCGAGCGGTTTCATTATGTCCCCGAACTTCATCCCCGGCTGCGCTGTCAGTGATGCCGCGACCGATGCAAGTTTCCGAAGCGCGTCCGGAAGCGGTGCGACCTTGCCGGTCTCGATCGCTCTGTAGATGCTCTCCTGGGCACTGACAACCCAGTCGAGCAGTTGGATCTCTTTGTCTGTCATCTGTTCTTCTCCCATTCGTTCATGAACTCGTTTATATGTCTCTCCAGCTCTTCGGGTGTCCTTCCCTCCTCGGCTGCCATCCACTCT